GCGTGGGTCTCGGCGGGCGTGTCATCCACCTGGGAAAACAGATGCACGTCGAGTTTCACGCGGGCGGTGTGCGGCATGGCCGGGATAGGCTTGGATTCCGAGGCGTTGAGGACCACACAAGGCCTGGTGCGGATTTCATCGCGTCGGGCGACATGGACCGGCAAGTCCGCCGCATCCGGGGATTCATCCGGCCTGTTGGAATCGATCCATTCGGCCAGGAGCGAGGTGAGACGATCTTCGATTAGATTGGGCATCGTGCCTGATGGATGCGCGTCAACCGGCCTTTCGCAATACACGGTTCGCCTTGTTGTTGATCACCCTCAGTGAAGTTGCCAACGCCTTTCGTAAGCGCCCTGCGGCCACCTGGAGAGCGAGGTTGATCCCGGTGTAGGTGGTCACCTGTTCGATGTAGTCGAGCTTGTTGACGAGCGTGACAGCGGGTTTCTCGCCGGTTTTCACCGTGGCGGTTCCCGGGGCCTGTTTGTGGCGGGTCGCCCATTGCGCGGCACCCCGAACCCGCCCGCCGATGGCCTTGGCCGCATTGATCCACGAGCCTTTGGCAAACCCGACACGCTTCTGGATTTTGGCGATGTAGGTGTTGAGCGCCTTCGGGTTGGTCACGATCTGGGCCGGTGTCCTGCGCCTCACATTGGCGTTTTTGCCCGTCCGGCTTGCCTTGTGGAGTTTGGGATCGAGCCGGCCGACGGGCAAATCCTTCCAAGGGGAGTTGGATGATTGGAGCGTCTTTTCCGCCTTGGAGAATCGACGGTTCTGGATGTTCGCCCAGAATCTATCGGCGGCGGGATCAAGCAGTCTCATGTCCTCGTAGGCATCGGAGGGCAGGGCGAACACTTTCACGATGTCGCCGGCCACCGCCTTTTCGCCACGCTTCTTCGCCTTCTCTGAAAACCCGAAGGGACGCGTGTTGCGTGCCAGTTCGACGGCCAGCCCGCGGGCTTCCTGTTTCACCAGGGATTCGAGGGTGCGGCCGACTTTCTGCGGATACCGGCTGAGCAGGCGGGCCACGTCGCTGCCGCCCTTCATCTTTGCGGTGAATCTAACGAAGCCGTCACTCATCGGTGGTGGTCAGGCTGAGTGTTAGAAGCGGTGAGCGCGGATGGCCCGACACCTGCGAGATGCGGTATTCCTTGCCGTCCACCTCGATGCGCTCGCCAAATTTCGGAAGCGTGTTAGGAAATGCCGCTTTGGGCACTCGTAGGCTAAGGTCGGGTGTTTCCACAAAGCCGCCCATGTCGATCTGCTGTTTGGTGTCCACCTTGCTGACGAGAACGAGCAGGTCGATGTCCTGCCACCGTGCTTTCACCCCGTGCTCGTCGAGAAGCTGGCGGAGGTCAGATAGAATTTCCGATTCAAGGCTCATGCCGGTGTGATGGTGTCAAAATGAAACACCCCCTCCGGTTTCCCAGAGAGGGTGCCCACGACCCCCCGCTATGCCATACCGGGAAGATCAGGAATACTCGCCCGCAACCAGGTTGATGCGGCAGGCAGACGTGCCGTCGAGTTCGATCAGGGCCGGACCTTCATGGACGACAAACACGGTGGGTGCGTTGGCTTCCTTGGTGGCGGCACCGACCGGAATCTGAGCACGGGAAGTCATCAGGTGAACCGTGTCACCGGGGGCCAGGGCGAGGCCGATGTTGGCCGTGAGCGTGATCGACACCCCGGCTTGCACCGAGGTCACCACGCCGCGCACGCCGGTTCCGGTGACCGACGAGAACAGCACAACCACGTCGTTTGCCGCCGCCCCGGTGTATGGCACGCAGTTCACCACGGCCTGGTTGGAGGCGCTGGTGGCGGTAACGATGGTTGATGTGGACGGGGCCTTGAAGGTGAGCAACGAAGCCGCCTTGTCGGAGGTGGCGTTCGCATACTGGACGCGCACACGGTCACGCCCACCGGCAGGAATGACGACGTGGCTCAGGATGGATCCGGCATTGCCGGTTTGACTGAATGGAAGCATGGTGGTGTTAGGTTGGGGTTTGGTTAGGGTTTGACGATGCGCTTGAGGGCGTCGGTTTTCCCGATCGTGAAGCCGTAGAGGCATTCGAGGGTGACGAACACCTTGTTGGCGCGGGTGTCGGTGAAGCGCAGGTAGCCGAAGGTCATGCCGGTCTGCGGATCGGTCACGGCACCGGCCTGTTGGTAGTCGGCCACCGGCTGAAGGTAGCGCATGGCCACCGCAATCGCGCTCGGGTGAACGGCGAAGCCGACGAGCTTTTCGGCATGGTCGGACGGGATGACCACCGTTTCATGCAGGTCGAAACCGGCAAGACGTTTGATCAGCCCTTCGGTGACTCCCGGGGCGCTGAGGTTCAGGTTGAAGCTCTTGGCCACCACGTCGTCGGCTAACAGGTTGGTGTAGTGACCCGCATCGAGCACCAGCGAACGGGGAGACGCAGGCATTTTGACCGCGCCGCAGGTTTCCCGCAGGCCGAGCACCTTCTTGTAGTCGAAGGCAGTCGCGGCGAGCGCGGCAATACCTGGAGCGCCGAAGTTGGCCAGGGTGATGACCGACATGATGTCCAACAGCACGTCCTGGGCAAGTTGTTGGGAGGCTGTTGCAACCAGCGTGTCCAACAGGTCCATGGCCGTCTCGGACGCCTCTCGGGCGGTGACGTGGACCGTCTTGAACTTGTGGCGGTTGAGCGTGACGGGAATCGTGGTGACAGTGGAATCCGCGTTGGCGGTGTAGTCACCGGCGAAGTCGCTCGAACCGGACGGGGCACCGATCAATGGAACACGCACGGTGTCGCCCTTGTCGGAGGCTTGCGGGCCGAAGTTGGTGGAGAACGACGTGACGGGCATCAGGTTCGCGGTGAAGGGCGTGAGCGCCTTCTGTGCGACCTTGATGTCTTTGACGTTGGTGAGGGTGTTGGACATGACGGGGTGTTAGGCTTGGTGTTTGAGAATGAGGGCTTGTTGTTCGGGCGTGAGTTTGCGCCAGAATGTGGTTTGCGCGGTCGGGTCGGTGATGGCGGCGAACTGCGCGTGGAGGTCGGCGGCTTGTTGTTGGTCGCCAGCCGGGGTGACGCGGGCCGGAAGCGTGGTGCCGGTGGAGGCCACGACGCGGGCCACCTCGGTCTGGACGCGGGTGTCGAAATCGGTTTGTGACGCCTGGAATTCCGTGACGCGGGTTTGGAGGGTGGTGGCGTTGGTGTTCGCCGAATCGCGCTCGGCTTTGAGCGTGTCGATGTCTGCGGTGAGCAATGCGACTTCGCCGCGCAGCGAATCAAGGTTGGTGGAGGCTTCGGCCAACAGGTCGGCCTGGGCTTTGTAATCCCGTTGGAGGTCGGCAACCTGGATGCGGGCTTCGGCTAGCAAGTCTTCGGGTGAGTCGTTCATCGCACGGGATTGCGTGTCAACCGCAGCGTGATAGACATGGAGGCGGCGCATGGCCTCGGCGCGGTCGGGAACCATGCCCGCCAGATTGAATCGCTGGGCCTGCCGCCCGCTGAAGGTCTGGCCTTCCATGGCCTCGGACGGGATCGCACGGCCCCGCGCCAGCACGGCGGCATGGAATTCGGAGGCGGTTTCCGCGAGGTTGGAATTGATGAGTTCGCGCTGGTCGTCGGTGAGCGGCGTGCCGGGGGCACCCATCGCCTTGTATTTGCCGACAGCGAACACCTCCACCTTGATCCCCCGGGCATCGAGCGCTGCGGTATCGTCGATCACGGCCTGCACCACGCCGATGGATCCGACCCTGGCGGATGGCGTGGCATAGATGGCCCGTGCCTGGCTGGCGATCCAGTAGGCCGCCGAGCACATCAGGCCGGAAGAGAATGCATAGACCGGTTTGCGCTCGTTGATAGATGCCACGGAGGCGGCCAGTTCGGGAGTGCCGGCCACGGTGCCGCCGGGCGAGTCGATGTCGAGAAACACCGCCTTGATGTCGGGCCTGTCCCCGGCCTCACGCAGGGCCGCGCCGATGTCCTCGGAACAGGTGGCCCCCATCAGCACACGGGCGAAGACATCCGGCTTGCGCAGGATCGGGCCGTCGATGGACACGGTGCCGATGCCATCCTCAACGCTGAGCAATGGGTTGGATTGGCGTGGCTGTGGCAACGCGGCACCGCGATCATTGAACGAACGGGCGACCAGCGCCATGGAACGCAGGGCCTCGGGCTGAATGAGCCAATCAGGATTTTGTAGGAATGCCGGATTCACGCCCCGGCGGCGGTGTCAACGAGGGCGGCATGACACTCGATCCACCTGATGGTTTCCACAGCATGTCAATCGGCACCCCATACTTGGTAGCAGTTTCCAGGATCAGCTTGGCATCGCAGGCCCGGCGTTCGATTTCCTCACCGAAGTCCGCGCCTAGCTCGGCGTAATGGTCTGATAGGGTCTTGAGACCCATCTCCACATCCGAGCGGTTTTGCTGGGCTTCCCGTCCCGCATCTACGGTAACACGTTTTGGCCCGACTATGGCAATCTTCCACCATCCCGCGACAGGCGGCAGGAATCCCCGGCTGATCGCGTCGCCGATCACATACGCCCACACCGGCCTGATAAGGCGGCGTTCAAGGATCATCTGGCGGAACGAAAAGCGCCTGTCCGCCTTGGCGACGATGAGTCTAACGCCCGCGCCGCCGACCTTGCTGGAATCCGCCGCGAACTCGAAGGGGATGAACCCCAACGCCGAGTCACGCCGCAGGTGTTCCAGGAAACCGGTGAACGTGGGCGACGGGCGATTTGACTGGAAGCTGTCCAGCGATTCGTCGGGTTTTAGCGCCACCAGCTTTCCGCCAACAATGCGCTGGAGTGACACCGGGTCGCTTGCATCCGTGTTGCCTCCACCCTGCCCGACCACGAAATCACCGTTGTCGTCCAACTCACCACGCGCCGTCTTGAGAATGCGCGACACGTCGGCGTTGTCTTTCACCGCGTGTTTCTCCAGGGCGAGCAATTCCATCTCGTCAAGGATGTGGTTGATCGAGTGCTGGATGGTTGGATGCGAGCGCACGCCACCCGCCCATTCCGGCTCGAACAGATGCAGGAGCGATTCGGCGGGGAGATCGCGGGCTTTGTTATTATCCTCCAACACTCGATAGAACACCGGCGCGCCCCAGGCATCGAGGCCCACGCCGTCGAGTGTTTCCTTCGATCCGAACTCGTCGCCGATGCGGTGGGATTCGATCAACTGGATGCGCGGCTCGCCGTCCATGTCGCGGGTCTTGTGGACGAAGTATTCGCCGTCGATGTCCATCCCGCGGCAGACGATGGCCTGGCATTCCTCGAACGAAAACCGCCGGGTGACTTCACAGCGGGCCGACCACAGGGAAAAGTAATCCTCGGCGGCGCGGTTCCATGCGGGATTGCCGGATTGCGCCTGGACACGGATGCCGTCGCCGGTGGAATAGATCGCCATGTTGGCGACCAGTTCCCTGACGAACCCGCTGTTCTTGTGGAGGTAGCGCGACTTGCGGACCAGTTCTGTGCGCACACCGGGCGTGAGTTCGTTGCGGGAGTCGGTCGGTGAGGCACCCGGCACCGTGCCACGGCGGGGAGACCAGTTCGCGGCCTCGAACGGCGATCCCCACGCTTTGGGAACGAGGACCGGGGGCAGCCAGCGCAGGGCGATGTTTTTGAAGCTGATCATTTGGGGAGGTAGCCGTCGATGAATGAGGTGGCGACTTTGCGAGGTTTGCCGTAGGTGGCTGGATCCAGGACGCGTAGCGCAAGACCGCATTCATCGAGGACTTCCGAGACGGTCATCGCAAACTGCTTCGAGACGGACGTGTCCGCGTCGTTCCAGTTCATGACCGTCTTGCCTTCCAGCAACAATTCCTTGGCGCGGCGCTGGATGGCAAGCACCTCTGAAACATTGAATCCGGTGATGAAGAGTCCGCGTGCCATTGAGTTACATCCACCAGGTTCCGTCGTTTACGCGCTTCCGTGCTTGGGAAAGGGTGCAGCCGGTCTTGAGCTGGATATGCGGGGTGTCTGGAAAACTCTTCCAACGGCCACCCCATTCGAGGTCGCACGATTCGGCGATTTTACCGCAGCATTCCATCAGCGGGCTTTCCCACAGCGGCTGGCCCTTGGCGTCGAACACCACGAAATCCCAAGCCACGCCAAAGTTATGCCATGAGTAACCGGGACCTGCGTTGGTGACTTTCGGACCCGCCGTGGTGCGGCCCTTGGCATACAACGCCGCCTGTTCATGATAGTTACGGGTGCCACAGATCATCTTCACGTTGATGCCCGCCTCCAGGCACTTGAGCAACCACTCGCGGGCCTTGATTTGCGCGTCAGGCCTGAGCGTGGCGATGTTGGCGGCTGATCGTGGGTCGATGTCCATGACTTACTTGGAAGTCCGGGGTTCGATCACGATCTCGACGCGACCTTCTGGGGTGAGAGTGAGCTTCCCGAACTTGTTGGCGACCATGCCGCTGACGGGAGGCAGCGTGGTGCAGGCGGTAAGCAGGACGGAGAACGTGGCGAGAGCGATGATGGTTTTCATGGTTCCCCGTCCGGGGTGTCAACCGGGGCGGATGCCACCGCTTCCCGGCCGATGATCTTGAGCATGGTCGCGGCAGTCGCCTGCATCGACTCACAGTCAAAGTAGTGGTTCGGTCGGGAACCGATCTGCTTCCACATCCACTGCCCCTTTTCCTTCACCCGCTGCTCGCTTTCCATCTGGGCGAGAAATTCGTCGTCAATGTCGTCTGGGACCTCCCACGTCGGCCCGCGCGACGGGTCCTGGTTGCGGCGCAGGCGGGCGAGCGTGTCCTTGATGTTAAGATTGCTCCAGTAATGGACATAACAACTTTGCCTGAGCGTGAGCACCACCTTGCGGCGCGGCGAATAGAACCGCTGCACCGTCTTGCCATCGCGCCCCTTGTGCGCATAAACCGGGCGGCGGTCGCCTATCAGCGCCACCCACCCGCGCCTGGCGCATTCCCGATAGACGTCATAGGTCGCGTAGCCGGCGTCGAGAAAAACGAGACTCGGGTGGATGCCGAAGCGTTCCTGCATCACGTCGATGTCGGTGAAGGTCAGGATGCGCTCGTTCCAAACCAGTCGGCTTGCCCCTTCCGCCGACCACGAGCGCACCACGAGGAACAGGTGATCCATCTGGCAGTCCACGGTCATGAAGCGCAGCGGGATCAATCCCGTTCGCTCGGGTAACGGTGCCGCAAGGATGGCGCGGGACTTCGGGCAGATGGCGCCCTCCTCCTCCCATGTCTCGCCGCGCTTGTAACCTGACTTGACGATCTCCAGCTTGTAGTCCTCGACGTATTCGCGCCATGGCAGGCCGAGCCGCTTTTGATAGAACTGCTGGAGCAACGAAACATCCCCCTTGCGTGCCGCCGCCTTTGCCCGAAGGTATAACTCGGCGAGCTGTCCCCAGCTCATCGCGCACAGCGCGTTCCAATGGAATCCAACATTTTCCTTCGACGCTTTAGGGTTCTTCGCGACGAACCTGCCCGTAGCATTGAGTTCGCGACGTGTCCGGTCGCCGTCAACAAAATGGTGGTTGCACGATTCACACCGCATGGCGGCGGTGCGACGGACTTCATCAAAATCCCAATCGCCGAATTCATCCCTGGCCGACTTGCTCCACTCGACACATTCCCACTTGAACGGCTGGCGGTGGCCGCATTCCGGACATGCGAAGGTCCACTCGCGCTGGTCGGTGCAGAGGAACTTACGGTGCGTGTCGTCATCCTCTTCGCCGCCCTGGCTCATGAAGATGCATTTGCCCAACCATCCGAACGCGGTGACGCGGGCTTCCGCCTCCGACATGTGACCTTCCGGCCAGCGCCAGGTTTCATCGCCGACGAGCCAGCGGATGGAGCGCCGCTGCAGGTTCGTCTTGTTGTGCGCCCCGAGAATCCAGAGCACCATCCCGTTGTTGAAGTGGATGGCATTGTTCTTGCGCTTGTGCCGGTGGATGCCGGTGGGCATGAGCCGGGCCACCGGCTCGCATTGGTCGAAGAGCTTCTGCAACCGCGCCTCGGAGTAGTCGCGGGCGTCCTCGTCGGTCTGGTCTAACCACAGAGCGGGACCGGGTAGGTTGGTGATGATATAGCACAGCGTGAGTTCCGGGGCGGTGGTCTTGGACGACTGAACGGAGGCGATGATGGACACCAACCGGACACGCGGATCTACCAGCGCCTCCATGACCTCGCGGATCCACGGTGAGTTTTCCGAACGGAAGCGGCCGGGATTGGGCGAATACGGGATGCCTGCGACGTGGTCCTCACACCATTCCCACGGCGGTCGCCGGTCGGGTGGCTGCCACGCTTCGCGCCAGATGTCGTGCAGGATTTTCATGCTTCGTGAAGGCAGCGGAGCACTTCATCAATCGCCTTCCGGCACTCACGCTGGATGCCGGTGGCGTCGAGACCTGATAGGATAGGCGGCAATTCCGACTCAAATTTTGCCCGTAGGATGGAAGTGGCCTGGGCGACCAGTCCTATCCATTCGGTTCTAACCTGATGGATCGGGACATACTCGCCTTTTTTGACCGCAATCCTCAATTCCCTCTCTTCCACCTCTGCCAACAACTTGCGCGCCTTGAGCGCTTCCTCGTTGCCCACCGGGGTCTTGCCCGCCTTGAGTCCACGGACCCGGACGAACTCGCGCCAGTCGGCCACCGGCCAGAGACCGTTGGATATGGGTTTCGGGGAACCTTCCATCTTCTGCCAGGCGTTCAGCGTCCGGCGCGTCACGCCCAGCACGGCGGCGAGTTCCACCAGGGTCTTGGCATACGCCAATGTCTCAACGCTGCCTGCCGCCCGCGCCTCAATCCGCGATCTCTCGGCCACGGTGAGCGGCTTGCCTGCCGCGACTTTGCGGACCACGTTCTGAAAATCAGCGTCGAGGATCTTTTCCGCGACATCAGCAGGCAACGCGGATGTCCCGGACGATGTTGGATTGCCCTTGCTCATGATTTCACTGCCACCCACCCGGCGAAGTTCAGGTGCCGCCAGAAGCAATCGACCGATGTGAAACCCTCCTCGCGCAACATCTCCTCGTTCCAGCGGGCGGTGACCGGGACAAGCACGCCTTCAAGCGACAGCCGCTTGCGGTCTATCTGGCTTTGGGAATAACCGTTCTCCTTTTTGATCCTGAGGAAGAGATCGACAAACGCCTCGTCGAGTTCAGCGGTGGCGCCTAGCACCTTTTCCACCAGGATGAAGGCGCCACCGGGCGCCAGCGAATCGAACACGCGGCGGATGATGCGCTGGCGGTATTCGATGGGGGTGAACTGGAGCGTGAGGACCGAGAGCACGAGACTGGATGTCACGCCGGGGAACTCGTGGCGCAGGTCGGCAGACTGGATGGTGACGCGCTCCCCGTGCGGGTGCCTGGCGAAGTTCCCCTTGGCCGCCTCGATCATCGGTTCGCTGATTTCAAGGCCGACGTAGGTGTTGGCGTCACCGAAGTTGGATACGAAGGGCAGGAGCGCCTGACCGCGGGAGCATCCCATGTCGATGATGGCGGTGCCGGGTTGCACGAACTTCCCGCCGACCTCGTAGGTCACAACCCGCATCGCGTTGTATTGCGGGATGCACCGCTGGAGCATGTCGTCGAACACGGCGGTCACTTCCTGATCGAACTGCCAGGCTCCGCGTGGAATCACCTCGTCACGTTGGGCTTCACTCATGCCCGCGTGGCGGGTGTCAACGCGGCAGGCGTTTCACGATCCGCGTCCCTTCGGTCAGGTAGGTGCCTTCCCCGGTCACCCAGAAGCACGGGATGTTGAACTTGGCATACATCTCGCGGGTCCGCGGGTTGCTTTCGATGGCGAGATAACCGGCGTCTCTGCCGTGGATCGGGAACACCGCTTTCTCCAGCAGATGTTCCTTGATGGCGGGCGGATTGAACCAACCCCGCGGAGCGAAACACGCATCCTGCGGTCTCCATCCGGTCTGCTCTTCAATGCGGTCAAGCGTCCTGAGTTGCCATGCCTCGGGCCGTGCGGTGATGAGCACGACGGTGTGGGGGCGCACAAGTTCAACGAGCCACTGGCGGTATTGCTCACCAGCGAGTCGCTTTTCCATGCGTTCGGGCGTGGTGCCATGCCTGGGCGAGTTCGTCACCAGCGTGTAGTTGAGGTCCAGCAGGATGATCATTTTGATAGGGAAGTCTGAAGACGTTGGGAGAAAGAGTCCATGGCGCATTTCACGAGGTCCATCCGGGTGCCGTCCGGATAGGGAAGATCGAACTCGAATTCAATGGCCTCGCGCAGGCGGGCCGCGTCAAAGGGGAGTGCCGAGGCGCAGGTCGCGTTGATGTTGTTGGAAAAGTCGCGCACCTTCACCGAACGGAAGAACGGGCCGAACAAATCGCGGAACTCAGCCTCGGTATGGTATTTCTGGACCTTTGGTTTGTCCTGGAAGTCGCCGATGCGGATGCCTGGCTCATAGTCGAGCCGGAATGCGATGTTGCCCGCATTGGACTCGTTCATGAACGCCTTGCCGGTGACCTGGCGCCATCCCGACTCACCCGCCGACGATGCGCAGGCATAGACCTTGGTGTTAGGACGGCACAGCGCGGCGCACAGCACGGCGATGTGTTCGCGGTCCTTGTGGAACGGCACCGAGTTCAGCACACTGGCGATGAAGATGCTTGTCCAGTCCTTGCCCGCCGCCACCTGGGCCAGGAATTCGCGGGTGAGTTCCACGCTCTCGGCCTTGTTGATGCCGCCCGGGCCCAGGCGGTATGGTTCGAACGGCGTGCAGTCGATGCCCTGCTGGCGAAGCAGGAAGGTTTCCGTCAGGTGGCCGGCACCGAAATCGAGGATGGTGTTGCCGTGTTCCCTTGTCCAGCGGGCGCGGTCGGCGGGTTTGGCAATGTCGAAATCCTTGCATGGCTTCGCACCGTGAACTTCAAACAGAAATCCGTTGCCCAACTCGCGCCGGACACGGCGGGCGCGGCGGAACGAATTGAAGCGGAGCATGTCGGCATAGCGGTTGTGGATGTCGAAATCCATCGAGAGCAGATTCATCATGGCCCGGGCGAACTCCGCTTCCTCATCGGTGACGAACACAACCGGCGCGAATTTTTCGGCCTTTTCGGCTAACATTTCCAGCCTGCCGATGCCGTTGATGACCGATAGATCCTCGCGGCAGACGATGGGCATGAGGATGCCGTGGCGGTGAAGTGTGCGGGCGAGGTTGCGGGCATACTGGATCCAACGTCCAGCGTTCGCCTTGCAGAGATCCTTCACACCAACCTCCGCGGGCTTCACGCAACGCAGGAAAGCGTCGCTTCCGACCTGCTTGTCGGGGATGCGGGCGGCGAGCGCCTGGAGGTCCAGAGATTGCAGTTCTCGGGTGGCCCTTCCGGGCGTGCTATTGAAATCGAAATCGTTGGTTGCCCGGTTGAACACGATGTTGAGCGCCTTGCGCTGGTCAAGATCGAGCGCCTTGGTGCGGAAAACCGGAACGTGCGTGGCACCCATGCGCGTCGCTACCAAATGCCGCTGGTGGCCTGAGAGGATTTCCCCGTCCGTGTCGGCGAAGATCGGCGCGATGAAACCGAGCTTGCGGAGCGACAGTTCTATGAGGTCAAGCCGCGCCGGGTCAGCCGACCGTGGATTGTATGTGCTGGGACGTGTGGCATCCAGCGGTTCGAGGGTGATTTTCATAGTCCGAGGCGGCTGCGGATTTCCTTGATAACCGATTCCTTGTCGAATCCGGCATCCTGCTTCACTTGATCGCACCATGCGATGAAATTGGCCTGGCTGATGCGGAACCGATAAAGTCCGACCGCCACCGTGACATCGCTCTTGTCGAGATCCTTGTCGTGCCGGTCGTCCTCGTCATCGTCGTCATCACCGTCGCCATTCGGATTGAGCAATCCTTCGAGGTCGGCAGGCTCGAAACCCGCGAGGATCGTGTCGAAGTCCGCGGCCTTCCACTCGCTGGCGATTTTCTCCAGTTCGTTCAGGTCCACGGTCGAGAGTTCCGACAACCGGTTGTCGGCCACCAGCACTGCGAGTTCGTCGCTCTCAGTGGCGAAGTCCTGATAGTCCACCGGCACGACTTCCGCGCCGAGGTGCTTGGCGGCCATGAGTCGGCCGTGACCGGAGACAATCAACCCGCTGAGTTTGGACACCGTGATCGTCTGCCGCCATCCGAAATAGCGGATGTTCTTGGCCAGAAGCTCTATCTGCCGCTGCGGGTGGGTGTTGGGGTTGCGCGGGTTGGGCTTCAACTCGCCCACCGGCACCAGTTTGTCGATCTAGTTTTATGGTTGGTATTCAATGGCTTGCACCAGCAAATGACCGCAGATTGGGGCATTTTGCAAGGTCATTTTTCATCGGTCCAGCATTCCGCCGCAGGTTCCGGCAGCCAGAGTGTCAGATGGTGTCAGAAA